GGTTTTTACCTTTATAGAACCCATATAACCAACGAAACAACACTTACCCCTCACCAACAGCGCAAAGTGGAAGGAATACTCGTTAAAATGAGTTTAATAAAGGTTGTAGAAGAACGCAATGATACAGGTAATAAAAGAAACAGGTATTACATAAACCTTGAAAAACTTTATGAGTTTATTAAATAAAAACCCTTGTTAAAACTTTTAAGTATCCAAGTTAAAAACTTTAATGTAAAACCAGAACAAACTAACCAGTATTATAATAATATTATTTATTTAATATTGGTTTATGTTAAAAGTTTTAACAAGGGTAGTTAAAAATTTTAACCAGGTCATAAAAATATAGATATGGAAAAATATAATGACATTTACGCTACTGATTGGAACAAAGGGGAACATAGTGGTATGCTACCATTAGACCGGTTGAGAATACATAATTTATGGTTGGAAAAGAACCATAAAGATTGTAAAATTACTTCAACGGAAATAGAAAACCTACCCGTAGGTTTTGATAATAAATCTTGTGATGAACTACAAGGGTTCATAAAGTTTTAATGAATACAGAATTATTTAACCTAATGGTAGAACTAGAATATAAGTTTGATTTGGAACTTGATGATTATTTTGCTTTAACTGAACCCCAACGAAACGAACTTACTGAAAGTTTGCTAACATTTTTTTCACCTTATATCAATTCACATAGGCTAGCGAAACATACACTATTGAAGGCGTTGAATACTATGGTTATTGAAAGCGAAGTTTATGAAGAATATGAAAAGGCTGAAATATACAACAGGTTTGCAAATAGGGTAAGGGGTTTGACTTTTTAGGGTTTTTAGGTATTTATTATTAAAATAAACAATATTGAATGCGTGGATAACAAACAACTATAAAGAACTTCTTACCATCTGTAAAAAGGTTAGTAAACAAAGTGATTGTTATGATTTATTACAAGTTTGTATAGAACAATTTATAAAAAACAAAAAAACTAATGACCTACCAGACAAAGAAAAACTTTATTTTTTTGCTAGTATTGTTAGAAATAATTGGTATAGTGTTAGTTCACCATACGGGCAACTTTATAGAAAATACAAGTTTGTTGAAACCAACAAAATTGAAATTAAAGATGAACCTTATGAAGAACCACTTGGAATAAGTTGGGTTGAAAATGAACTTAAAAAAATGAAGGAAGAGGAGTGGTATTACGGAAGGTTATTTGAGTTGTATATTGAAGAAGGGTGTAGCATAAAGAACTTATCTTTAAGAACAACAATACCGATGGCAAACATTTCAAGGGACATAAAAAAGGTTAGAATTAAATTAAACGAAATAAGAAAAAAATACTACGATGGGCTGTAATTGTAAAAACAAAGCACCGAAGGTGGAAATTAAAACACAAATAATAGATAATGTTATGGTAATACCCAACCAAACAGCACCACCATATACTATGGAAGAAGTGCTAAAGATTAAAAACTACTTGGAAGATAAACAAGACCCAAATGGGCACCAACTAATAATTGATTTCACCGAAAAATACTTTGGGGAAGTTATTGTTGGTTATTGTAATATAACCTGCATTCAAAAAACAAGAAGCAGAATTGAACTAGCATTAGAAAGGTTAAATGAGTGGGAACAATTAAATAAATAACAATATGAAAATAGAAAAAATAAGAATAGATTTCTTACAGGAAAACCCTGAAAACCCAAGGAAAATCAACAACGATAAAATGCGTAAGTTGGTTAAATCAATTAGGGAGTTTCCCGAAATGTTAGAAATAAGACCAATAGTAGTTGATAAAGATATGGTTGTTATAGGGGGGAACCAACGTTTCCGTGCAGCACTTTCTGCTGGTTTAACTGAAATACCAATTATAAAAGCAGACCAACTAACAGAAGAACAAAGAAAACAATTCATTATAAAAGACAATGCCAGTATGGGTGATTGGGATTGGGAAATGGTATTAGAAAGTTGGGGTGAAGATGAACTTAAAGATTGGGGTATTGACCTTCCTGACTTCAATGATAACCTTACCAATAACGAAACCTATGAAGGTTTAGATGCACTTTCAAAACTAGATAAGTTTATGAGTGCAGAAGTTAAACGTTTGTTTTTAGTATATGATGCAGAAACCTTCGCACACGTAATAAAATGGTTTAACAAAATGCAAGACAAATACAACGTAGAAGATAATAACCAAGTTATTTTAAAACTAATGGAAGATGAAAACATTTGAACTAATTAAAGTTAGAAATTGTGATGGTTGGGCAAAAGAAACACCTTCAAAAGAACACTATTCAACACTAATAGATAGTGATACAATATTCACACGTAATGGTATACCAGTAGGTTTATACATCAAAATAGACCACCCCCTTATAAATGAAATTAGAAAGGCAACACTTGAAACCAAATACGTTAAAACATATAGAACAAACAAAGCACTACCAACACAATCTAGCGTGTTCGGTTCACTTCCAAGAATAGCTTTAAGAAATGACTATTGTAGGTTCAGTTCACAAACCAAAAGCGAAAAGCTAAACACACAAAGGTTATTTACGTTCATGCCGGTGCTAACAGAAATATATGAAAAATACTTACCCGAACAATTTAACCACGACCTACAAGTTATACAAGAAAACGTTAGCGGTGACTACCTACTAAAAGAAGACCAACCCTTCGCAACAGCAAACATAAACGTAAACCACGCAATAAAATACCATAAGGATACAGGAAACTTCAAAGGCAACCTTTCAAACGTTTTAATACTACGTAATGGAATTATAGGTGGTGAATTGGTGTTTCCCGAATATGACTTCGCAGTAGCACAAGATGATAGTTATTTATCCATCTTTGACGGTCAAAATGAACTACACGGGTGTATGCCTATTTTAAGAACTAGTAAGAAACCTTACAGGGCTTCCATAGTTTATTACACACTTGAAAATATGAAACATTGCTACCCCTACGAAATGGAGGTTGAAAGGCTACAAAAATTAAGCACCATTAGGGCAAATAAAAGGGCAGAAAACATAAACCCAAGACACTAAACAGCAACAAACCAAACAACAATTATGGGTGGGTATAAAAAAATAGAACCAAGGTGGAAAAAAGGGGAAAGCGGAAACCCAAAAGGTAGACCAAAAAAACCTGTATTACAAATGAAAGTAGCAGGTTATACACTACACGAAATAAACGACACTATACAAGCAAGGTGTAGTATGACGTTAGACCAATTACGACAAATATGGGATAACCCCAACGCAACATTATTAGAAAGAACCATAGCAGCAGCTTTAAGAAAGAGTATTGAAAAAGGAAACCTTGATAGTTTGGAAACCCTTATGAATAGGGTTTACGGAAAACCAAATGAGAAGTTAGACATTACAACTGCGGGGGACAAGTTAGACCAAAATAAAATACAAGTAGAAGTTATAACAACAATTAAAGATGTCAAAGGGTCAGATACAAAAGAATAAGACAAACTTCGGCAAACGCAAATCCGGAAAGGCAGTCAAAGGTTATAATAAACACAATAGTAAAAGCTCATACCATAAGCGTAATGCTTCAAGGTAATATATGAAGATACAAACAACAAGGGTATTCAGCGACTTACAAAATAGCGACAAACGTATAAACGTATTCCAAGGTTCATCAAGGGCTAGCAAGACATATAACATCCTTATATGGTTCGTTATTAAATTATTGAACGAAGAAAATAAAGTTCTTTCTGTTGTAAGAAAAACTTTACCAGCACTCAAAGGTTCAGTCCTTCGTGACTTGAAAGAAATATTAGACAAGTTAGGTTTACTTGAAGCTGGTAAATGGCACCAAGCAGACGGGTATTACGAACTTGGAACCAACATTATTGAGTGGTTTAGTGTAGATGATGAAACAAAATTACGTGGTAGAAAAAGGGATTACCTTTTCATAAACGAAGCCACAGAACTTTCCCAAGATGAATATACCCAATTAGTTTTAAGAACCACAGGAACTATTGTAATGGACTTAAACCCTTCTCTATGGAAAAGTTGGATATATGACTTGGAAAGTGAACCTGATGTTTCCTACAACTATATTACTTATTTAGACAACCCCTTTCTTGAAAAAACTACAATACAGGAAATAGAAAAACTCCAAACCAGAGACCCTAACCTGTGGAGAATATTCGGTTTAGGTCAACGTGGTCTACCAACAAAAATGGTATTCACCCACCAACAATTTTATTATGAACTACCACCAGAAACAAAGTTGTTAGGTTATGGAATTGACTGGGGTTATGCAGACCCTTCAAGTTTGGTAGCCGTTCATAAGTTAGGGGATAACATATATTGCGAAGAATTATTATACTTACGAAATACTACAATTCCAGATTTTATTTATAAAATAAAAGACCTAAACTTAAACCTACGGGAAGATTTCATTGCAGATAGTGCAAACCCGATGGCAATTGAGGAACTACGAAGAAGTGGAATAAATTGTAAGCCAGTAAAAAAAGATAGTATACTACACGGAATAGACCTTATAAAACGTAGCAACTTTTTTATACACGCAGGTTCCAAGAACCTACAAACAGAATTGTTAAGCTATGTGTGGAAAACAGATAAAAATAACAATAACCTTGATGAACCAATAGATAGTGATAACCACCTAATAGACGGCATAAGATACGTTTTAGAAATGAAAACTAGCCGTTATAACGGAACATTTGTTTATTAGAAAAAATATATTTATAGATATGACTACCCAATACGTAGAACACAACGGAAAAAAATACCCAATCAAAGAACCCACAATTAAAAATTGGGGTGAACTTATGAATAAAAGGGAATTATACGAAGAACACGAATTTTATATTCGTATAATTGAAATGGCTACTGGTATACCTTATGCAGAATTAGAAGAAGCCCCCGCTGATGAAGTATTAAATACAGGTGATTTGGTTTTCAGGTTCATAAACCAAGACCAGAAAAAGATATTCCCGAAGATAGAACACGAAGGTATTACTTATACCTTTATTGACGTTCAGGATATGTCCTTCGGTCAGTTCATAGATATTGATAGCTTCCTTTCCAAAGATGAAACTTACAGGGTTCAAAACCTAAATGAACTAGCAGCTTACTTTTATATTGAAGAAGGCACCAAATACGGGGACACACCAATAAAAAAACGAATTGAAGCTTTCAAGGAACTCCCTGTGAAACATATAGAAGGTGCGATTTTTTTTTTGTTGAGTTCAGTAAGGGCATCAGAAGAGATTACAAGGATTTATTCCCAGAGCACGTTCCTATTTTGGATGGTGAACCTGAAAATAGTTTTTCGTCTTATTGGGGTTGGTATTCAGCAATCAGCACGTTATGTGAAGAACAAGTATGGAGGTTTGATAATGTATCTCGCTTATCCGTATATCAGTGTCTCAACCATCTTTCTTACCTTATGGACTTACATAAAGAACGTGAAAAGAAAATCAAAGAAAAAGTAGTATGATACAACCAAATTACATAAACTTTAAGAATATCGCTGATGCTTTGCAACTTGTTGGAAACAGGCATAAGCAAATCAATTCTTATGGTTTGGGGGATACAGACCAATTATCGTATTGGACGCAGCTGCGTGATGATGAACCAAATACCACATTTGAGTCGCCTATATTCCCTTTGATGTATGTTGTTCCAAGTGTAGTTATAAATGCAAAACAATATAAAGAGTGGGAATTTAATTGTATTGTAATGGATATTGTAGATAGGGACTTGGCAAACCAAGTTGACGTATTGAGTGATACCTTACAAATACAACAAGACATAGCTTCCCAATTTCGTTTAGCAGTCACCGCAGAACAAGGTTGTAAGGATTATTACTTTTATGATTTAGCACCGAACCCAATTACCTTCGTTCCGTTCTTGGAAAGGTATAGTGATTTGTGTAATGGTTGGAACCAAATTATTAAAGTGCAAACAACAACACCATTAGACAGGTGTGAAGCTGCATATAACATTTTCACAGGTTCCCCAATAGACCACAAGGTCGTAAACTTTAAAACCTTCCACGATGATTTTAGGTTATTAGCAGACCACCACAAACAAATCAATTCGTTCGGTTTCGGTGCACTTGAAGATTTAAGTTATTGGACTGAAAGTAGGTTGAAAGAAAACAACCCTACATTTGAGTCGCCTTTCTTCCCATTACTATATGTTGTTCCAAGTGATGCAATACAAACCATAGACCAAAATGGTTCTTCTTTTACAACATACGAATTTAATTGTATTGTAATGGATATATTGGATAGGGGTTTAGCTAACCAAGTAGACGTTTTAAGTGATACAAACCAAATATTAGATGATATTATTAGCCAGTTCCGTTTAAGTGTGAACCAAAGTTTAGGTTGTTTCAATGCCAAATATTATTTAGATGAAAGTGTTGAGTGTATTCCTTTTATGGAAAAGTATAGTGATTTATGTGGTGGTTGGAACGGGGTATTGAAAATAATGGTTATGACACCACTTGACAGGTGTGCTGCACCATTTGATAGTTTCATTTCACCTACCCCAAGTATTACCCCAACTATTACACCTACAACTACAATTACACCAACAATTACCCCTACCGAAACACCAACAAATACACCTACTATTACGCCAACAGAAACCCCTACGCAAACCCCTACAATAACCCCAACAGAAACACCTACACAAACGCCTACCATTACCCCTACCACAACTATTACCCCTACGGAAACCCCTACAAATACCCCAACAGAAACACCTACGCAAACACCTAC